CGCCGGTGTTCGCGATGCTGAATGTCGTGCCAATCAGCGACAGCCCCGTTCCGGCGGTGTACGTGCCAGCGCCCGAAAACTGCGTCCAGGGCATGGCCGTCACGCCAATAGTGCCGGTCGATGCTGCGGTAGTCACCCAGCCTGTATTTAACAAACTGGTGCCAGCTTCAATAAAAGTAAACGACCCAGGTACTTCCGACCAGTTATTCATGTCAGCGGTGCGCGTCCAGCCGCTTGATGCCGCCGCATAAATACCGTTTTGCGCCTGGTTAGCCTGATTCTTGACCAAGATGCGGTCGCCCGCCGTCAGGGTTGATGGCCAGTCGCCACCAGCTTGTGTTCCAAGCCCCGACAGCGTAATGATGTTGGTCGTGGTGTAAAGGCAGGACGCTTTAATGTCCAACCCTTGCGCTACCGAATCCACATACGCTTTGTTGGCCACATCGGCGTCAGCCGTCGGGGTCGCAGCGACCTGCGCGGTTGTGAAATACGCCGCAGCCGGTACATTCCCACCAATAATCGACGAATCAATGGTCGAATTCGTGATTGTCAGCCCCGACTGAATCGGGCTAATTGGCGCAAAAAACGGTGTACCAGCAGGGCCGACCAGCGTTATCGGCGTAAACGTCGGCTCAGGGCCAAATATGCCCTGTACCGGAACAATATTGATGGTCTGCTGGTTAGCGACCTGATTGGTCATGGCTTACCCCGCCGCCAGCGGTGTTACCAATAACTCACCGTTGGCTGCGCTGCCGATGATCGAAATAAAGAACTCATTTCGCGGCGCAGGCACAACGATTGGATAGTTCATAGACGGCGGAAGCAATACGCCTGGCACCGATGCGCCGGTCGATGGCACTGTTGGAGCGACCGTTGTCGCCGATGTCGTGCCAAGCGATACCGTCACTAGCGCGGAACCAGTGTTAATCAGCGAGACGTAATTGTTTTGAACGTTGGTATTCGGAACGATTTGCAACGCTGTTGATGCGCTGCTCGGTACTGTGATGCGATAAGACGGGCCGTTGGGTCTAAAACTTGGCAGCATGGTTTGCCCTTTCATTGATTTTAATGAGAAAAAGCCACCCCTTTGGAGGGCGGCTTTCTCAGTTCATTATTCCATTCCAGTTAAGGAAGGAACGACAGGTCGAAACCATAAATGAACACATCAGCGGTAGCAGCAGCGCCTTGTGCAGTCGTGCAACGAATGTACAGATTGTCACCGGTAAGTGAGTCAGTATCAGTCGCAGCAGTCACAACCACTTTGTCGCTAGCCGAATTGCCGGTCAGTGCGTAAGCGGTTTTGACTGCAACACCAGTTGCACTTGGGCCGCTGTAAACAGCAAGCTGCGCGGTGGTCAGGTTGATGCTGGCATTGGCCACAATAATTTCCTGAACGCTCCACGATGTTGAATTCAGGATTGGGGCAATGGTGTCAGCTACGGAGTTAAGGTTTACACCCTGGGCGCTAGCCAGCAGGCGGTAAGCCTGGTTAGTGGCTAGGTTCGATGGGTGGTTGGTTTGGGTACTTGCTGGTCCTGGATTGCTCATGTCAGTTTCCTTTCAATGTTAATTAGGCTGCGACACGGCAGGCCAGTTCTTGATACAGCGGTGCCCAGCCATACAAGACATCCAGACGGGTCGGGATCGAGTCGTTGTTAATCGTGTACTGACGAACAATACGCATCGACAGACCAAGCTCTTTGTCCGACGCACGGCCAGCGAAATGCACACCGTCAGGCAGTTCAAGATCAGCAGTCGCCAGCGTAAACGCATTGCGGTGCATGATGATGTTCTGCGGCGATACGGTGCCGGTAGCCGAAGTGCCAATCGAGAACGGGGTGACAGTCGCAGTAGCCGAAGTGGTTGGGATCGTAACGTTCTGGAACTGACCGCCAGTGATGATCGCTGGAACAACAGTAACCGAGATTGTTGAAGAACCAGAACCTGTAACGGTGGACTGAACCACGAAGTTACGCGCCTTGTTCGAACCATAGGCCTGACGGTTCTGTGGGTTGACCGCAAACACGTTAGCGATCTGGATCACATCGCCTTGACGCAGGGTCAGGCCGGTCGAGTGGGTCAGGGTGATGGTCGATGACGATGCCCAGCCGGTCGAGATACCGATTGATTGAGTGTTAGCCGTCAGCGTGCCAGCAGTCGTAGTCCACGCGCCAAAAGTCTGTGCGACAACGTTCTGGTCCATCTTCCAGTTCATGCCGCCCGAATCACGACCCATCAGACCTTTCTGGTACTGATCGCTTACAGCCGACTGAGGGTTGAACAGACCTTTTAGGCTGTCAACGATGGTTGCCGAAGTGAATGGTTCGATGATGCAAGAACGACGGCCATCACGCGGTGCGCCTTCTGAGTCCAGATACGCCTGTGCAGTCAGGTAAGTAATCAGGCCGGTCGGTGGCGTGCCAGCAGTGCCAACGATGTTAGCAGTGTTGTTCTTAGCCATTGTCAGGCCGTCAAAGTCGATCTTGTTGGCGATAGCCGCCACAGCAGGCTTCAGAACGCGGTCGCTGAACATATCGAGCGACAATGCCAAATCTTGCGTGGTGAACTGGGTGTCAACGTGGAACTGGGTCGACAAAGTAACAGGAATGCTGGTTTCGTTGAAATCTTCAACGTTCAGCGCAGGGCCAGTCGTACCGATGAAACGGCCAGGACGACGGACGTTCAGGGTGTTACCGATCTTTGCGCCTACGACGGCAAACTGGTCATCGTACTCGCGGTTTACTTCGGACGAAAAAGTTAGTTCGTTTTCCAAGACCATCAACGCCTCGTTGGTGATCTTGCTAATGGTTAGCAAATTGTTGGACATTTCTATTTCCTTTTAGAAAAGGGTGTTAATCAGCGGATTTTCCGGCTTGCGCGGGCGGCTTTCCATTGCTGATAGGTTCCGTGGAAATTGCCATCGGCATCCAAGTTCCCATCAACTGTACTGACCGCGCCTCGCAACGGATTAATCGGCGCTGGCGCTTTTGACTTCCCAACAACAGCTTTCGGTTCCGGCTCTTTTGCCTTTTCGAAGCGTGCCTCGATCTTCCCAATCTCACGAATGGCGGAAACTGCGGACATATCGGCCAACTTCTTTGCATAGTCGGTGTTTTCAGCCAACCAATACAAAATTTTTGGCCCATGCTCTGATTCAATGATCGCATCGCGGACAGGATCGGATACCCGAACCTCACTGCTTTGCACCATGTCATCAAAGTCTGGTAACTCGTTCTTGGCAGCGTTCACTCGGTCAGCCCACGCAGAAAACTTTGCTTCCTGCTCTGCTGCCGCTTTACGCGCCTTTTCCTCGTTATCCCGTTCCAGCAATTTCTTGTCAGCGGTATATTCGGCTAACGCTTTCGCGTACTCAAACATATCGTTGAACATTTCCGGCTGTGGCTCGTCGCCGAGATCATTTTGCGGCTTTTCAGCCGGTGGATTGACCTTCGATTCAAGTTCCCGCAACCGTGTTTCCAAAGCCTCCCGCGCTTCACGTTCCCGCCGCGCTTCATCTCGCGCCGCTTCCCGCTGCTTAGTTATCTCTGAAAACCGCCGTTCTAGCTTAGGATTCGGCTTCTTTTCCTTAGCCTCATCTGTTGCTGTCGCGTCCTTCCCTTCCCCATCTTGTCCACTCTGATCTGCCTCGGCTTCCGGCTCGGTAGCTTCAGTGCTTACCGCCTCGTCTGCTGGCTTGTCAACTAGACCAAGTTTCTGGGCTGCGAATTCCGCTAGATTCTCACTCGTGACCACATTAGCGGCCAGTCGTTCTTGCACTTCAGACATAGGTTTTCCCTAAGAATTGACCCGGTGTTCCCGCCGGTAGGTTTATTGTCATCCTGTATTCATTCATTGTCAAACCATCGGCTGCTGCGGCGGCATTTCCTGCGGCATAGCCTGCGCCATCTCTTGCGGCATTTGCTGCTGCTGGGCCATTTGCTGCGCGGCCATCATTTGCATTTGCTCTGCTTGCGCTGCCTGAACCATCATTTCCTGCCCAGCTTGAATGAACGGGTTTGCGGTATCGTTAACTTCCCTCTCCGCAAACGCCATTTGTGTCTGCTGTTCGGCATCCCGTCGCGCCATTTCTGCGCTCAAAGCCTGAATCGGAACGCCTGCCAATACCAGCCTCAACATCGCATCCAGCTCGACCTTGTTCTGGTCGGTGGTGGCTTTCAGGTTGGCTTGGTTAATCTTGGCTTCATTAATCGTGTCGGTGTTGTAGGCGCGGCTGATAACGTCCATCAGCTTGCGGCGGCTTGAACCTTCCTCGCGGATTTGCGCAACCTGACCACGGTTCTGAATCTCTAGCTGCATAGCCATCATCTGCTGTTGCATATCGGCAATTGTTTTCTGCGACTGCAATAGCTGCATTTGCGCTTGCGGTGGGATGTCAGACTTCGGATCAATCTGCGAAATCGGGTTCATTGCAGCCAAGCGGTCAGCAATCACATCTGCGCCTGGGAAATCCATGTTGCGGAACAATAGGTCGCCAGCGGCTTGAAAAACCTGCGGGTCAGCCATCAGCGGCATCATGGTGTCCACAGCCTGCTGGCGCTTAGAGTTATAGCCAGGGCCGGTGTCCATCACCACATCGTATAGACCGACCGTGACATCGTTTAAGACCTCGCCCGTGGCTTCGACTTCGTTAATTGTCACCATGTCAGGTTTGCCATCGACCCCAATAATGCGCAGCACGCGCTGGGTGTCGTAAATCTTAGGGATCAGGTCGAGGATGATCTTGCCCGTGTGCTTGATGCTGCGGGTCATGTTGTCGTAAAAGTGGAAGTTCGACAGATCAACCTGCTGCTGCTGGCCTTGCAATGCCTTGCCCGATATATTGCCTGGCAACGCCTGCGACGGGTCAAATATGCCCAGCACCGTCTTTAGATCGTCCGAAATGGCGCTCGATGCAACCATGATCCCATCGGGCGGCGGCTCCGGCTGGATGCGGGTCGGCACCGGCGCAGGCACGCCCTCGATGTCTTTTTGCTTGTAGCGCAAGACCGGCGTTGATTTAAGGTTAGCCAGCGCCCATTCGCTTTCGTGACCCTCATCCTGCCCCTCGGCAATCAGCCACTTCGGTTTTGGTGCCAGCGCGATAGATTCGGTCAGCGCCGTGCGCCAGAAGTTAAACATCCGTTGCGGGTCTTTAGCGAAGCGGACAAGCCCATATTTTTTGCGCTTGCCCTCGACCACCACCTGCGCACCGTAACACGGGATGATCGGGATGTATTTGCCCGGCCACTCGCGTTCCTCGAGCACTTCCATCGCGGTTAGCTTGCACCATTTGACCTTCTTGCGGAACGTCGGGCGCTTGTCCAGAATCGTGATCCCGCTGGCTTCCATCATCTCGGCGCTGGGCAGCTCATCCTGAAACACCTTCGTGCCGTCAGAAAGCAGGACTAGCGTGGCTTTCTCGCGCTCGATGTACCAATACTCAGCTAACCGAATGTCCTCTTTGGTCACCCACTCAG